ACGTCAAATTGATTTCTTCTACTTTGCAATTGACACAGGAAAGAGAACGACGAACGCATTTATCAGTTCCTGCATCTGGCTTGCTATCTGGAACTTTTGAGGGATTCAGACAGGCAGGAGGATCGATCGAAGTGCCTGCTTTCTATGATGGGATCGGGATGCTGTTAAAATCTGCATTGGGCAGTCTGACGACAACAGGATCAGCCGATCCTTATACTCATGTATACACGCCAAATTTTGATCAGCCGTCTATGACTATTCTATTCCAACGAGGCACAGGCTTAACAAACTCAATGGAAGAATTCACAGGCATGAAAGTATCCGCAATGACGATCAGCGCAGAGGCAGGTGGTGAAATGACTTGCTCGTTTGACTTGATCGGCAAAGACGGAGCAACACGCACAACCGATATCACTGCATCATTTCCAAGTGTTGATCAAGTATATCATTACGAGGCAGGATCTTTGTCATTGGGCGGCACTCTGTCGATCTCAACTCTTGATATCCGATCTTTTGAATTGTCACTTGATAACAAACTTGATCGACGCAACTTGCTTGGATCAAAGTTGACAGGCGAGCCAGTTCCAACAGACGTGCGTGAAGTTACTATGTCAATCACTTGCGACGTAACTGATAACAGCTTGTACAATGACAGCCTAGACGGCAATGCGGGCGACGTGTCGATCACGTTTGTAAGATCTGCAGATTCTAACCATGAATTCAAGATCGAATTAGATGATGCAACGATCGAAGATTACAACGACAATATCACTGCCTTTGGACGTGTTGAACGTACATTCACACTTCGAGGATATGCCAATTCGACAGATGCAGGCTTGACGTTGACACTGAAAAATGCTAATTCTTCAGGTGAGTATTAGGATTGATTGACTTGTACTTATTTTGTTGTTTTAGGCCGATCGCTTTTCCGTTGTGCGATCGGCCTTTTTCAATTTCTGCATATACAAAAAGCCCTCGACACTGGGAAAGCATCGAGGGCAAAATGTTAAGGGATATAGGGAAAAAGATTAGTTAGATAGCCAGATAGCAAGATGCCCTAATGCTCTGAGTCCTGCGTGTGCTATCAATAGAGTTGTAACAGCGCACAAAGAGAATCCAATGATTTCGCCTGCTTGCTTTGCTTGTTGTCTAGTCATGATTTGCTCCGTTGTTGTGTTTTTTCCAGTCATTAAGAATCTTTGCAGGAACTTTTGTGCCGTCGTTGAATGTAGTCCATCCAATATCTGCATGCACAATATCCATATTATCAAAAGATATTTGTCCGTGTACTTTGTGCGGAATAAATGCTTTTAATTCTACACTCATCGAGGGATCAGCAATTAGATCTTGTACTTCTTGAACACTCATAAGATTATCAGCTGTGAATTCTGCTGTTGAATCAGTCGATCCAGTGTATCCAAGATCCTCGTCATATTCTCCGAAATAGTATTCAAATACCCAATGTTTTTGTGCTGCTCTTTTCATGATTTGCTCCGTTGTTTTGTTGTATGAACTTCATTGTTCATGTATATATACTTATCAACATATTTACACAAAGTCAAACAAATAAACAAAAATAAATCAAAAAAACTATATAGTCGATCACTTGATCAGTTACAATACAGACAAAACCACGATCAACGGAGATCCACATGTTGAAAGATTTTTTAAGTCAAGTGCAAGACGCATCCAGTTTTGAAATGGAAATATTCGGGGGCCAGCTTGTGATCAAGGGCCGCATTTTATCGCCTGCAGAGATTGAGCGGGCTAGTCTGTCTAACTCTCTAATATTGCAAGCATTAGCCAAGTCAGGAGAGTTGCAGCAATTCCAACAGATCGGAAAGGAACTCAACTCAGAGGATGCAAGCGAAGAGACGATCGACAAGGCCTATGAGATTCTGAGCAAAGTACGTCCTGAGCATATCGACAGCATTAACAGATCGCAGGATCAACTGATTGCAATGTGTGTAAGTCATGCCAAGCAACCAGATCAAGATCAGTTTGAACGACTGCAGATTGTACTGAATCAACAGGATCAAAACGCGGATCGTAATATGCTCTGGATCGGCATGATTCCCAAAGTGGATCGCGCTGCTATTCTCGATCGTGCCTTAAAAGGACACGGGGAGGCAGTCGAACGACTGGCCACATTTCGCGGATAATGAAGAGTATCTGCATATTCTCGACATTGTAGCCCGATCATATGGCACATTGCCCAGTGAAGTTGCAAAACTCGATTGGTACGATCTCATGCTGTGCTTGAAGTGTGTAACGCATCGAGGGGCTAGGCTTAGTCGCACGATGAAGTCATACAAAAAAGCAGGAGTGCAGGCGACGATCTCCCTAACTGACTTGATTGATATTATAGGCTAGAAAGCGATCGATCTGTCAATGTGCTAAGTATCTGCTATTATACAGGCATCTTAGGGGGCTAGATATGGCTAATGATACAGTTGTGCAGTACATACTTAAAGTCGACGCCAAAGGCGCAGAACAAGGCCTTGAGGGCGTTGCAAAGGATGCAGATAAGGCCGCAAAAGAATTGGATCAATTGTCAGATTCGACAAAGAAATCAAATAAGGGCCTAGATCAATCCGACAAGTCAAGCAAAAGAGCAAGCAAGGGCCTGCAGGGCTTAAAGATTGCAGGGGCTGCGGCTGCGGGTGCATTGGCGGGGATCGGTGCTGTTGGAGTTGCTACCATTGGCACGATCGGAGCGTTGGCAAATGCTTATATAGATGCACAACGGGCGGCCTTTGATTTCTCTAGGGAAGTTGTGGATAGTGTCAATCAACTAAATGATTTAAGTGCGCAATCTGGCCTTAGTGCGAATAGTATACAGGCCGTTATTACTGCCTTTGAAGGATCGGGGCAATCTGCACAGGCTGCGGAGGCCTTTGTAGGTCGATTCCCTCGATTATTCGCAGATTTGAGCGCAGGCGCAGGGCGTGCAAGTGAGGCCGCACAAAAATTGGGGATCTCGTTGACAGATGCAAGCGGAGCAACAAAGAGCGCAGATCAGATCTTGATCGACGTTACAAGGGGATTGCAGGCGATCGAAGATCCAACAGAAAGAGCAACGCAGGGCTTTTTGTTATTGGGAAGATCTGCAGGGCAATTCCTGCAGGCATTTGGTGCGACGTCAGACTTTGAAAACTTCCTAGAATTGTCGAATCTATTCGGAGTGAAAACAGGCCCAGAGGCATCTGCAGCGGCTGCAAGATTTCAGGAGCAACTTGCATTTGTTGATCTGGCTATCAAGGGCTTAAGACAGCAATTTGTCGACGCATTGGGCGGCATTGATTTCTTTAATGATCGACTGCTCGACGGGATTAAGATCCTTGCAACATTGGGCGATTTCATTGCAGAGAATGAAGGATTATTTGCTGATTTGGGCCAAAGTCTCAAGGCAACAGGATCGGGCGTTTTGCAATTCCTGCAGGGCCTGATCGGGCCTTTTGCTAGTTTTGTAAATGCGTCATTTAAGATCATCAACGATCAGATCATCACATTGGGGCGGGGCCTTAAAGAAATAGGCGTGATCAGCGATGAAACTTTCTATAACTTCGCAAATGCGGCAAGATCTGCAGAGGCGGCAGTGTCAACGGCTACAGAACTTGCAACACGATTAGGCGACGTTGATTTTGGCGGATCGGGCGTTGGTGTAGGTGGGCGGCAATCATCAAAACGAGCAGAAGAGTTGATCGCATCTATCTTGGCAGGCGTGTCACAATCTGTCAAAGATTCAAGGCCTCAAGTTGATGATTTATCCCAAAGTGTCGAGAATCTAGGAAACAAAGCAAAAGATGCAGTAAGTGAGATCGACAAAGATGCAGATGCGGCATTTAAAAGCATATTGAATATTGCAGAATCATTTGAGGATATTGATCCTGCAGTAAAAAGAGCAAGAGATACAGTAAATAATCTTAAAGTTGATATCTTTGCTTTAGAAATTGCAGAGAGAGATACTGCATTTGCAAATCAGTTACTGGCTGAAGCAGAAGAAAGATTATCACAGGCTCGGATTGATTCAGCAAAGAAAGCAGAACAGGCAGCAAAAGCAGAACGACAAGCAAAGATTGATGCTGCTGCAGGAATTTTTGAGTCTGTGGCAAGTTTAGACGCCTCTGCAATTGTCTCAATATTTGCTCCCGTAGCAGGTCAAATATTAGGAACATTAGAAAAAATTGGAAGTACAACACCAGAGCAAAAAAGAGAACAAATTGCCGCACAAGTTGAGGCTATTAAACTTGGAATTGCTCAACTACCTACACTATTTATAGAATTGATTCCATTATTAGCCTTTGGAATCCTAGAGGCTTTAACGGATGGATTTCAATTATTAGTCATAAATTTGATCGATATCATAAAAGATAGATTGAAATTTCTTGGATCAATTAGAGATTCTGATCCTAGTGGAAATAGAAGAAATGAAGATTTTAGAAATGCATTACAAAGATTTTTTGATCCAAATCAATCAACTTTTATGGGGGGCGGTCGATTCATTCCAAAGGCGCAGGGCGGTATCAGATTTACAGGGGCGCAGGATGGGCTTGCAATGCTACACAGAGGGGAGTTTGTCGTGCCACAGTCTGGACAAAGGCCGCAACAAGTCGATCGACAGATGCAAGGCACAGGGGGCGGCTTGACTGTCAATATCAATAGCGCAGTTGTTGATCGCAATGCCGTTGATGCCTTAGTACGTCAGATAGAAATCAGATTCAATAATCAATTTGGCACGTCAAGCAGCAATCTATTTGGAGGCCGTTAACATGGGCAATGCAAAATTCTTCTTTTATCCAGAACCTCATGGAAACTATACGCACCCCGTGATCCTCGATTTAGGCGAGGCATTGGGTGAAATGTACAGCGACATGATCACTGAGGCCGTTGATGCTGTCTCACTTACTGGCTCTATGTCTCGATCTGTTGGACGCATGCAGGAAGTTGTAACTATTCAACGGGATCGCATGATATTAGGCGAAGATCTAGCCTACAGATTTCATGCAATGCAGAATCATTTGGATCGAGGCTTTACTGTCTCATTTGCAGCGGATGCAGATAAGGCCTTTTGCCATCCGTTGAGGGGCGTGCAAAACTCAGGATCGACAAGATTGAACTGCTATGCTCATCCTTTTGTCAATCTTGTCGGATCCTCTGTCGCAGTTGGGATCGATGATTATGCAGTTGTCGAGACTTCAAGCCCTGCACTGATTCAAGAGCAAGTCAAGATCGCATCAAATGGCAACATATCCAATGCAGGGGGCAATCTAGACATTGATGAGCGTCTATGCTTTCAATATGATCAACCTGCTTATTTGCGTCATTATCGTTATTATCCGATACTGAAAAGGCCACAGAGCGATCTGGGCCAAAGCATCATAACAAACGAGGGCGGGCGGCTTTTCTCATTGTCGATCAGGCTTGTTGTCGACTATCAATCCCTATTCTCTTTCCACCCTGATTATCAAGCAGAATCAGGAATATCAATAGGCAGTCAGTTAGTCAGAGAGGTAACAGGATCGGGCGCAGTGCCTGCAGGTCGAGGCGGTGGCACGCTCGACGGCATCCCTAGACAAAGACGCACGGCAGTCGGAGGCATCGAAATGCCTATACAGCCGCAAACTCCGCAAACTCTAGGACTAGGATCATAAAATGGGATGGTCACAGCAATTTATCGACACGCTCGACAGTGGATCAAAGCAGATTCATTATGCACTTAACTTTCTTGCCCCTAGCAATGATTATAATCTGTCACAAGGTGCATTTGTTGGCATGAATACAGAGATTGCGATCGGGGCTGCAGATGTCACGATCGACAGTGCACAGATCACGCCTCAAAGATGGAGTATCAACTTTGGTGGCTTTACTGTCACGATCAACGGAGATCTTAGACCGTTAAACGGGGGATCTTCATTCAAGAGGGGCGCAGTTGCAGAATTGATCATGATACGCGACGGGATCCGCAATCGTGTGAGCATTGGACAGTTGCGGAATATCACAGGGGGGCGGGGCGTTTGGCGGCTTGATTTCGTCGATTTCTTGACGATGATGCAGACGCGTCTGACAAGCAAATTCACAGAAGTTAACTTCTGGTACAATGCAGGCAAGCAAGCAGAAACAACGGCATCTTTTAATTTCTCAAGTGACGTCAGATTGTATCTTGACGATATAACGATCTTCGAACAGGAGACGGGGCAAAACGGCATGATCTTTGTCGAGGATGCAACGCACGGGGATTCTGATTATTGGACTTGGAGCAGCAAGACGACAACAACCGCCCCCGCTGGCTATCTGACTATCTCTAGCACTGGCAATTATCCCAGTACGGCAGCACATGATCATCTGCACGTAGGGGATAAGGTTACAAGCCTTGCACGACTTCGAGGGCGGCCCGATTACGTCTTTGCTCGTCTAGTCATGTCAACAGGCAACGGCACGCAGGGCGTATTTGATGATTATCCGCAATCATGGGGATTGGGCGTCAATTGGAATCCGAACCTTTTTAACTTGCAGAATCTCAATGCATACTATGCTCAAAACTGGGCTACTTCGACAGGCACGCACGAAATCGAATTGTTGATCAATGAGGGCGGCAATATTGCTGTCTTTCTGGATGCCGTTTTGAAAATGGGCATGTGGCCTGTTTGGCGACAAAATGAATTATCTTGGCGAGTTTGCCAAGATCCCAACAAGGCGACATTTTTTGCAGTTGTCGATCACATTACGGATCGGGATATTGTGAGCATAGACAATCATGAACTTTACGCATCTAGTCAATCGGCAATTTATTCCCTTTCTACTATACAAGTTTATGATTCAGGGATCACAACTCGGAGCAATGCAAGTACCACAGTAAGATCATTGCCTGCAGATGCTGAGATATTGCGAGATCTGGCCCTTGTATATCGGATCGACAATCCAAATCAAAAGACAAAGGCCGATCTCGATAATGCTCGAATGCACGGGTGGGATAGCAAGCCATTTGAACAATTAGAATTGACAGTCACAGAAAAGCATTGCCTACTCTGTGCGGGTGACATAGTCGAAATATCGAGTAATTATATTTATGGGCTGCAATCCGCGATCGGATCAACTTACAGCAACAGGCGTGCAATGGTATTGGGCGTCCGTTGGAATCCATCGCAAAGCACAGTCAATTTGTCACTAGGGATATTATCATGAGAATAGAATGCGCAGGCACTCCAAAGATTATCGAACTTGCACGAGCGCAGGGCTTTACTGTGTTCGATGGGCAGGATTGGGATCTGAATATTATAGGGGAGCGCAATCCAGATGGGCAGGCGGATCGATTCGATGACTGGATCCACGTCTGTTATAAAGATCAGGGCGTCTGGATCTGGCATGCTTTCCAATGCACAACAGACGCAGGCAAACACTGGCTGCAAAGCCGCAATACTGCCATCCTGTGCCACAATAGACAATATCGGGGCGTGTATATGCTCGGACTGCATCGAGGCCAATATGAGGCACTCGTGCAGCGTGGTGGCGAGGTGTCTGTATGGCGTGATCGTAATGGCGACAGTGTTCATGACTATGGACAGAATGAAGAAAGCGGATACTTCGGGATCAATATCCACAGAGCAAGCGCAACGCATGAAAGCGATACAGTGGGCCGCTATAGCGCGGGATGCCAAGTCATAGCCGATCCTAATGAATATGATATTTTTATAGGCCTTTGTCGTCGTCAAGTTGCAGAAACTGGCTACGATCGATTTTCTTATACGTTGTTGATGGGGGAGTAAGTCATGCCAGAACAGGATCTTTTTCACTTGATAATGTCAGGCGGGGCCAATGCCGCCTTTGCCGCGTTTCTATGGTATCAAAATAGAGAGCAGCAAGCCAGAGCAGATGAGCGCGAAAAAAAGCAGGAACTTCGCGAAAAAGAATTGCGTGATCGATACGATAAAGTGATCGTTGACATGCAAGCCCGTGAAGATGCAATGCGCACTCAGATTGTCAAGGAAATTAACGATCTTGACAAGCGCATGTCACTACTTGAGCAGAAACTTGAACAGATTACAATTATCGTGAATGAAATCAAAGCAAGATTTCAAAGAGTTGTATAACTTCTATTGCCTGATCTGGAATAGACGATCCCCCTTTCAATGACTACAATCTAACCGAGCGCAATGCTCTTTTCTTACTACCTATCTATTTAGAGGATAAATATCATGGCTGTACAAATTACAGGACGCCAGATCGCAAATGCGGCCGTTGGCGTAAATAAATTAGACTTATCAACAGGAACTTTTGATTTTACTTCTGCAGTGTTGCAAGTTGCAACACCCTCCGCAGATTCACACGCAGCGACAAAAGGCTACGTTGATGCACTTGCACAGGGCTTGCATTGGAAAGATAGCGTCGTAGTTGCTACAACTGCAAATATCACCCTTTCAGGCACTCAGACGATCGACGGGATCGCTGTTGTAGCGGGCGATCGTGTACTCGTCAAGAATCAGAGTACAGGATCAGAAAACGGGATCTATGTTGTTGCCTCTGGTGCTTGGTCACGTGCTGCAGATATGGACGCATCTAGTGAATTTTCAGGGGCTGCCGTATTCGTTCAACAAGGCACAGCAAACTCTGACACTGGCTATGTTTGTACTAATGATGGCGACGTGACAGTAGGCACAACTGCGATCGCTTTTACACAATTCACAGGCGCAGGCCAATTCACAGCGGGCGACGGCCTCGATCTCACTGGCTCGACTTTCTCAGTCAATGTTGACGATTCATCGATCGAGATTTCTTCTGATTCGTTGCAAGTCAAAGCAGGCGGGATCACTAATGACATGCT